CCCGAAGACGAAGCTTGGGAAGAAGTTCCAGTGCCTAGACCTGAGAACGCCCCCGATAGAATATTTTTATAAGACATTATGAACTACGATTACAAAGAAACAGCAGAGCAGCTTTATACTAAGCTCGAAGGCAACAGAGATAGTTACCTTCAGAGAGGCAGACAAGCTGCAAAGCTAACCTTACCTTATCTTCTTACTGAAGAAGGGTTTGGCACTAACTCACGACTAAACACCCCCTTTCAAGGTATAGGCGCAAGAGGAGTTAACAACTTAGCTTCAAAACTTTTACTAGCTCTACTGCCACCTAACGCTCCTTTTTTTCGTCTTCAAGTTGACACAAACAAACTGCAACAAGAAGGCGCACCAGAAGAAGTGGTAAGTGAGATAGACGCTGCTTTAAGAAAAGTAGAGGACACAGTGATGAACGAAATCGCTTCTGAGAGATATCGCATTGCAGTTCATGAAGCCCTCAAACAACTTATCGTTACTGGTAATGCTTTGTTGTATATGCCAGAGGAAGGTGGAATGAGAGTGTTTCGTGTAGATAGGTATGTAGTAGAACGTGACCCTATGGGAAATATTCTTTACATTGCGACTAAAGAAACTATTAGTTATGCAGCACTTGATGATGAAATAAAAGAAATCATCGGACAACCTCAGAACAGCACAGCAGGTGCAGATGACGTTGTAAATTTATATACTGCTATTTGTAGACATGGAGATAAGTGGCTCGTTAAACAAGATGTCAATGGTACTTTACTGCCTGACAACGGAGGTACTATTCCTCTTGATAAGTCACCCTATATTCCTCTTAGGTTCTCTCGTGTGGATGGAGAAGCTTATGGTAGAGGTTATGTAGAAGAGTACCTTGGAGATCTTCAGTCGCTTGAAGCTCTTACTAGAGCAATCGTTGAAGGCAGCGCAGCAGCAGCCAAGGTGTTGTTCTTAGTTAATCCGAACGGAACTACAAGATCAAAGCAGTTATCAGATTCTCCTAACGGATCTATTGTCCAGGGAAATGCTGCTGACGTTTCAACATTGCAACTAAACAAGTTTAATGACTTTAGAGTTGCTGCGGAAACAATTAACACAATTAAAGATAGACTTGGACAGAGCTTTCTACTTACTTCTAGTTCTATTCGTAACGCTGAAAGAGTCACAGCAGAAGAAGTTCGCATGATTTCTATGGAGCTTGAGTCAGCCCTCGGTGGGTTATATTCTCTTCTTAGCAATGAACTACAGCTACCACTCGTAAACAGACTTATGGGTGTTATGCAAAAGAAGAAGACAATGCCCAAGCTTCCAAAGGATCTTGTAAATCCTGTTATTGTTACTGGCATCGAGGCTCTTGGAAGAGGACATGATTTACAAAAGCTTGATGCGTTTCTTGCAGGAGCAGCACAAGTAGTAGGTCCAGATGCCGTAGCTGCTTACGTAAACATAGATGAATATTTTAAAAGAAGAGCTACATCTCTTGGGATTAAAACAGCAGGTCTTATAAAGACACAAGAAGAAATAGCGCAGGAACAACAACAAGCTCAGATGGCTGCTATGGCTGAAAAGCTTGGACCTGCAGGTATCAAAGCTGCTTCTGACCAATCACTTGCTCAACAAGAGCAACCAACAGAATAAACATAACCATTAATGGGAGATAATAGATATGGCAGTCGAAAGAGTAGAAATAAACGAACCAGTAGAGGGCGAAGAGATGTCCTTAGAGGATCAACTAGCAGCACAGGAAGCAGCGAAAGCGGAGCAAGTGCAGCAGGAAGTAGATCAAATAGAACAACCACCTACACAACCAGAGCCTTCTGGACAAGAACAAACAGAAGAAGAAGAAGTTAGTGAAGAAAAACCTGACTGGTTACCCGAAAAATTTAAAACACCAGAGGAACTCGCAAAAGCGTATAACGAACTGGAAAAAGAGAGAGGCAAGGAAAGTAAACCCAAAGAAGCAGAAGGGGAAGAGAATAAAGTCCCAGATGTTTCTAATGCAATCCAAGAAGCCAGTGATGCTTTTTACGAGAATGGTGAGTTAAGCGAAGAAAACTTTAAAGCTCTTGAAGAGAATGGTATTCCTAGAGAGTTTGTAGAAGCTTACGTAAAAGGACAACAAGCCACAAGCGAAGCAGAGATAGCAGAAATAACAAATTCCGTTGGAGGACAAGAAAACTATGATGCTATGATAGAGTGGGCTAGTAGTTCGTTACCTCAAGAAGAAATAGAAAGCTTTGATAATTTAGTTTCAACAGGCACAAAAGACGCTGCAAACATGGCAGTTAAGGGCTTATACGCACGATATTTAAACGAAGGTGGGGGTACGTCTGTAAATATTGCAAAGGGAGGGACTTCAAAAGCAGCTATAACACCTTTTAATAGCATTGCGCAAGTAACAGAAGCGATGAGAGACAAGAGGTATGACATAGACCCTGCGTATAGAGCAGAGGTTGAAAGAAGAATTTCAGTATCAACTAATATATAACAAATTATGATAACATACATCCTTGAAAACAAAGAAGAGCTTATAACTATTGCTACGGCTGTTGTTACTACTGCTAGTTTGATTTCAGCAATGACACCAAACAAGACAGACAACAAAATCACAGGAGTAATTTTAAAGCTTATTAACTGGTTGGCGTTAAACGTAGGCAAAGCAAAACCAAAAGAGTAAACCGAAATGATAAAACTACTCGTAAGTTTTCTGTTAAACTTTCCAAGGATATGCGAGTATTTTTTTAAGGTCGTTGAAGCTTATGAAAAAGAAGCTTACAATCGCAGTCGCAATCGCAACGCTGATCTCATTGATGAGTGGCTGTATAGTGACAAAACCGAAGAGCAGGATTCCCCATTTCATCTCGAAGTTGAATCACCATTCGTTCACCGAACCTCAAAAGGAAACTATAGCAGAGATCCTGAGATACGTGAATGATCTCGAACACAGGAGATAAAAAATTTCAACACACAACAAATACGCAAAATGAACCAAAAGGTTTGTTTGAGTGCGACCCCTTGCGAGGGACAATCAATCAAGAACACCATGTAGGTCTTTTTGTTTTAACTTGTAGTGAGTTGTTCTAACCCAAACAACAACAAACAACAAACTAAAATAGAAAAGGACATATAATAATATGGCTAACGGAGATACAACCCCAAGTAGATTGGGACAAATAAACGCTGCGAATGATGCTAACGCATTGTTCCTAAAAGTGTTTGCAAATGAAATCCTCACAACTTTTGATGAGGCAAACATAATGAAGGATTTGCATACCATTAGAACAATTAGTTCTGGTAAGAGTGCGCAATTCCCAGTAACAGGTATAGCTTCTGCTAAGTACCATACACCAGGACAGGATATTCTTGACTCTGGCAATAGTTATCTCAGTGCAATCAAGCACAACGAGAAAATCATTAACATTGATGATATGTTAGTAAGTTCAACTTTCATCGCCAACATTGATGAAGTTAAGAACCACTACTCAGTTCGTTCAATATACGCTAAAGAGATCGGTAAGGCACTTGCCAAGAGATTTGATTTAGCTGTTATTAAGACTTGGGTAGCTGCTGCTAGAACAAGTACACCTAACGTAACTGGTGGTAACGCAGGAACATCTGTCAACACTGGCAATGGTCTTGACACTGCTGCTGAAATCATTGATGCACTTTTCGGAATGGCTCAAAGCCTTGACGAGAAGGACGTACCAAGTGATGGACAGCGTTTTGCGGTTCTTACCCCTGCACAATACTACAAGCTTCTTACATCTGATAACATCGCAGTCAATCGTGACGTAGATGGTGTTGGTTCTGTAAGTAAAGGTACAGTGCCGATGGTAGCAGGAATCAAGTTGTTCAAGTCACAGCACTTGCAGGATCTTCAAACTCTTGGAGCGGAAGCTAACCAAGATCAGGATGATGACAACGCAGCTAACGACGTATTCGGTGGAAGTGGCACAGGCTACAACGGAGATATGTCTGATGTTGGTCTTATCGGTGGACACCCAGGAGCAGTTGGAACAGTCAAGCTTCTTGACCTAGCAACTGAGTCCGATTATTCGGTTGCCCACCAAGGAACTTTGTTTGTAGCAAAATACGCTCTCGGACATGGTATTCTTAGACCTGAGTGCGCTGTCGAGTACAGACTGTAATACTAGTTATTAACCACGAGGGATCGGGTGGGAGTCGAAAGGCTCCTGCCCTTTCTCTTTTTACATCTTTTAATTTAAATTTATGGCAACACTTACAACACAACTTGAAGCTGTTAATACAATGCTTGGCTATCTAGGCGAAGCTCCTGTAAACAGTATTTCAAACACAGCAGAACTTCCTGTATCCGCAGCTAACGCTGTAACGATCCTTGACGAAACTTCCAGAGAAGTACAGAGTGAGGGTTGGCATTTTAATACAGTCGAGGATTACACTCTTTCTCCTGTCAACAACACAATAACATTACCTACAAACACTCTTCAAGTAGACCACGATGGAACTGAAAACGTGGATCTTGTTCAAAGAGGTTTGTCGTTGTATGACAGAAAGAATAGAACAACAACTTTTGATAATGATATAAAGGTAACTATTGTATTTCTCCTTGAGTGGGATGAGTTACCAGAACAAGCTAGAAGATACATAACACTTAGAGCTTGTAGATCCCTTCAGTCTCGCCTTGTTGGTTCTAGGGAACTTGAAGCACTTATCCTTCGTGATGAGTTTGCTGCAAAAGCTAACTTAGAAACATCTGACAACGGCAACTCAGACAGAACAATATTTGATAATTACGATGCTGCTTCAAGAATAGGCATCAACAGAAATATTTCTCTTTATTAATTTATGCCACTTATAAATACTTCTCTTCCAAACCTTGTCCAAGGAGTTAGTCAGCAGCCAGATACCATGAGGTTTGAAGGACAATGCGAGGAACAAATCAACGCACTTTCTTCTGTATCTGATGGATTAAAGAAAAGACCTAACACAAGATACGTAAAGAATCTAGTTAGTTCTGCAATAGCTGATGGTGCTTTTGTTCATTTTATAAACAGGGACAAAAGTGAGAGGTACGTTACAATAATAAACAATAACACAATACAAGTATTTGACTTAGTTGCAGGAGGTTACCCAGTAACTATTGGAGGTAGTAGTTCTGTCTCTATAGGCAGTAGCGATTATCTTTATCTGAGTGGTTCTAAAAAACCAATAGATTACATAAAAGCTCTTACAGTTGGCGATAACACTTTTCTTTTAAACACAGACAAAACTGTAGGTAGACTAACAAATACAAACGATAAAAGTGCAGCTTTAGTTAACAAGGCTCTTGTATTTATTAAGCAAGGTGATTTTAAAACAAGATATAACATTACGCTTAAAGAAGGAGGCAACACTATAAAGGCTTCTTATTCTTCTGGAGACGTAGGAGGAAACGGAGCTACAGGTATAAACAGCCAAGCAGGTCTTATAGCTAAAAACCTTAATACTGCTTTAGACACTGCTTTAGGTCAAGTAGGTGGGCATGGTTTTACTGTAACCGACATAGGAACAGTAACTCACGCTACAACAGGGCAATTTATAGATACAGATGATGGTGGTTCTGCTGCTACTTCTTATGAATATCCTTTGTTTGAAATATCTCATTCTAATGCTTTTGAAATAACTGTATCAGATTCTAAATCTGGAACAGCACTCGGAGTAGCTTACAAAGAAGTAGGTGCAATATCAGACTTACCAAAGGTAGCTCCAGATGGATTTAGAATTAAAGTTAGAGGAGATGCAGAAGCAGGAGAGGATGATTACTATGTTAAGTTTCAAACAAATGACGGATCTACATCTGGAGTTAGTGGCGGTGGGTGGATAGAAGATGTTGGCTTTGATGAATTTATTTCTTTAGATTCTGCTACTTTACCTCAAAAGCTAGTTAACACAGGAGCTTATACTTTTACACTAGGAGCTTGTACTTGGAATACTAAACAAGTAGGAGACGATACAACTAACCCTTTTCCTTCTTTCTACAACAGAAGTATTTCCAATCTATTTTTCTACAAGAACAGGCTAGGGTTTCTTTCTAAAGGTAGCGTAATACTTTCAGAAGCAGGAGAATACTTTAACTTCTTTAGGACAACAGTTCGCTCGCTTTTAGATGCTGATCCAATAGATGTGGACGTAGCTAGTACAAAAGTAAATAAGCTCAAGTCAGCAGTAGGCTTTCAAGAGAACCTTATTCTGTTTGGAGAGCGTGGTCAGTTTGTTTTAAAAGGTGGTGAATTGTTGACACCTAAAACTGTTTCAATAACGCCTATTACTAACTACGAAACTGACACATCTACGACACCACTAGAGCTTGGAAGTTACATATATTTTCCTTTTACTAGAGGAAGTTTTTCTGGAGTTCGTGAGTTTAGTACAAACATCAATACAGACAGTTATGATTCTTTAGAGATTACTTCACACGTACCTCAGTACATACCTTCTAATATCCTGGACATGGCAGGATCAACTACAGAGAACCTTATATGTCTTGTAAGCTCTTCCGATACTAAAAGTATGTATGTATATAAATACTACTGGAGTGGAGAGCAGAAGGTTTTATCCAGTTGGTCGCAGTTTACTTTTCCTTTTGATATAAGAGGCTTTGAGTTTGTTGAGAGTGACTTATATATTGTTGCTACGAAAAACGGAAAGACAGAGCTTCTTGTAATGCCGATGGAAGAGAAGTTAGTCGATACCGATGCTACCTTTAATACTTACTTGGACATGAGACAAAACAAATCTGTTTCTGGAAGCAGTACAATAACTCTTGGGTTTACTCCAGAGAATACAGATACAGTACAAGTTTACACAAGGGAATCAGGAAGCACCAAGGCAGGAGCTTTGATTAATTCTACAATCAACGGAAACACTATCACTGTAGACAGTGCTTATAACAACACTCCTGTATGGGTAGGTATAAAGTATACAATGAGCTATACCTTCAGCGATCAAGTGTTCAAACAAACAGCTAATCAATCAAGAAGTCCCTCTGGAGTTGCTAGACATTTACTTAAAGGCGGTACGTTGTTCTTTAGCGACACTGCAGCTTTTAGAGTAGAGGTAACACCGAAGGCTCGTTCTACCTACACTAATCCTTTTACAAGTACAGTCGTAGGTTCAACTACTATCGGTACTACTCCTATTGAATCTGGTTCGTTTTCTTTTCCAATCATGTCGGCTGCTAAAGATACAAAAATAAAAATTGTAAACGACTCAGGTTTACCCAGTAATTTTCAGTCGGCAGAATTTGAATCTTTTATACATTCCAGAAGTAAACGTGTTTGATCGAGTAATAGTTAGATATGATAAGATAGATGTTATAGATGCGCATCCTGACCACGCTGACTACTTAGCTGATAAGCTTAGAGATATAGACAACATCGAGTGCATGGCTTTTGGGAGGAAACCAAAAGAAGCTCTCATGTTAGCCTTTGAACATGACATGGCAACTCTGACTGTTGTAGATAAAAACAATATTCCCCTAGCTATGTTTGGCATAGGAGAAGACGAAGAGATGCCTTATATCTGGATGCTCGGAACAAAAGAGTTTCCAAAGATAGCTCGAAGAGATCTTGTAAAACACTCAAAGCTTTGGATAAGAGAGCTTCTTAAAATCACAGGGGGAGCAGCAGGAAACCTTGTGCATTGTTATAATAGACCTGCTGTTCGTTGGCTTGAGTGGTTAGGAGCAGACTTTACTCACCAACTAACAATCAAAGGCGAACCATTTTACCAATTTATTTTAATAAACAACGAAGTTATAGACGAATATTATGTGTAGTCCACTACTTGCGTCAACAATTATAGGCGCAGCACAAACAGCCACTTCTCTTATAGGACAGAGTCAACAGGCGAGCGCACAGCGACAAGCTCAAGCAATGGCCTCCAGACAAGAACGAGAACGATATCTTGCTGAAGTTTCTGCGATGCGTATGCAGCAGCAACAAGAGGCAGTTGCAAGATCTCAGAAGCTTCAAGAGTCTGCAAGAGGCGCAATGGAAGCTAGATCAAGAGCAACTGTAGCAGCAGGAGAAGCAGGAGTTAGTGGTCTAAGTGTAAACGCTTTACTTGGAGACATATCAAGAAGACAAGCAGAGTATGAGTTCTCTTCTTTACAACAAGCGCAAATGACTGACGTAAATAGACAGCTTGCTCTGCAAGAAGCAGGAATAGGCTTTAGTAGAAATATGCTTCGTATCAACCAACCAATTTCTCAGCCAGATTACTTAGGAGCAGCCGTCCAAGGAGTACAAACAGGACTAAGTAATTATGGTGTTATGTATAACGCAGGACTAGTAAAACCTAAATAAAACTTTTATGGCACAAAAACCAAGATCACAAGACAACTATCAACCTGGATTAGTTTCAGCAACACCTGCTATACAAGCTATAGGAGGAACTAATCAAGCTGTAGTTCCAAGTATTCCTAAAGATAACACTTACCTAAGACTTTCAAGATCCTTATCACAATTTAGTAATCTTCTAGGACAGGTAAGCAACATAAACCAAATGCGAGGTAAGGACTTTGCTCAAGGTCTAAGCGCAGAAGAACTAGATGATATCATCACAGGTAAAATACCAGATCCCGAAGGAGGGCCGTTAGGAGCTTTAGGTTTTCAAAAAGCCTTCCAACAAGCTTCAGCTAAAAGATGGTATGAGACAGTAGGTGTGCAGAAATATGCTGATTTAGAAAACACCATAGATGCAAAACTAGATGACTACATTAAAAATGGCTATGACATAAACAAAGCAAAGGCTCTGGTGCAGGAAGATGTAGGTGCGCTGTCGATGGAGATACAAGAATATTTTGCCGACAAGGAATGGGGAGGTCAGGTAAGTAATTTGTTAGGTGGAGAGCTTTCTTCAAGAGTTATGGCAGGAGCCTTGAAGGGATACGAAAAGAAACAGAAGGCTTACCTTGATGGCGTGCTTACGGAAGAATTAAGAAATGATGCTTTAAAAGTTCTTAGTGGAGACAAAGCACCTAACGAGTATTTTAAAGAAATAGACCAAAAAGGAAAAGCTAGAGGTTGGGATAACAGTCAAATTAACGCAATAAGTAAAGGAATTGTTTCAGATATGACTGAAACTTTAATAGGTAGAGGACGCTTGAGCGAAGCAGAAACTTTTTTAAAGCAAGCAGAAAACGCAAAGGTAGACGGCAGACCTATAAATCAAACTTTAGATATGGCAAAAACTATCGCTATATATTCTGCTAAAATAAGAAGAGCTAAAGCTTCCTCCGATCAAGAAAGTTTAACTACATTAAGCGACTTTTTTAAAGGTACTTATGTTGATTTAGCGAGGAGTTTAAATCAGTTTAAAGTTGCAAACACAGACACCACTGATTTAGAAAACACGCCAGAAGAACACGCTATTTATACAGAACTTAGAAAAGATATAAAAGAAGCAGTGGGCAGACTGAACACACAAGCAACTCCAGAAGAAATAGTTAATTTTACTGAAGATTTAATAAATAATTTAAACAGAGAAAAAGAAAGTGGCGAAGGTCGCTTGGCTCAAGTTCTGGATAATTCTTTTGAAAACTTAGTTAGAGGAGAAAGACTTCAAAAAACTTCTGATATTTCAAGAGACATTTGGGATAAGAGCCGAAAGGCAATACTTGAATTTAATCTTAAATCTGCAGAACTAACTCCTGTTCAAGTTAGAGGAGGATATAGTAAAGAAGAAAGAAACATATTAGGTCAACAAGCTTTAACAGCGTTTGAAGAAGACAAAAGTTTAAGCGTTGAAAAATTTATGGTACAAAGAGCAGACCCAACTCAAAGACCTCCACAGGAAGTAAGAGACGCATATCTTGAAGCGCATAAAATTGACTGGTTGTACAATACTGATTCATATAAAAACTTAACAAAAAGATTAAAACAAACTTTAGATATTGTAGCAGAAGATCCTACTTGGAAAGGCAGGACAGAGCTTTCTGATTTAAATGCGGAGGGAGTAGCAGATCAAAGATTAGTAGATAGAGAACCTAATATTAAGCTACAATTTGAAGAAGCAGCACAAATTTTACAGGCAGAAGTAGAAGCAGGAACGCTAGACGAAAAAGATAAAACTTTAAAAATAAAAGAATACTCGGAAGAAATTCTTAAAAAAGAAGCAGCAGATCTTAGAAACTATTTAGAAGCTTTAAGAAATTTTAAACAAGAGCAAAGTAGAAAAACAAGCAAACAAAAAGACGAAGAATTAAAAGAAGACGTATCGGGGATTGACTTTTGGTCGAAGAGTACAGTTTTTGGTGGGTTAGGAGATAAAGACGAGTTTAAAGGTTATGATTCTTTGTTTTATAAAGACAAATTAAAAGCCGCTTTTGAAGGTAATGTGTCTGACGAGGTTTTTGGAAATGTTCGAGTAGATTTAAGAAAAGCAAGAAAAGAAGGAAACACTGAAGCTTTAAAATTAATTCAAAGTATTTATGGCTACCCAGAGTTTGACGCAGAAAATGTAGCTAAAGATTTAGATTCTACAGTTCTAAGTTGGTATGAAATTAAGTTGTTTAACGAATCTGAAATAGAAGAATACAAAGAAAGATTCAATGAAGTTGCTAAAATTTATATAGACAGACCTGAGTTTGAAATAGAAGAAATTTTAAAAAGAAAAGCACCTGTAGGAGAGATAAACACTCAAATAGAGCAGGACTTACAAACAATGATATCTCTAGGAATTTATAGTAGAGGGATACTGGAAGACTTTTTTGAAATTCAAAAACAACTTTTAAACAAATAAAATTTAAATGGCAGAGCAAGAACAAAATCAAACTGAATCAGCTATTATATATCCGCCAGACTGGAATGATAAAAACAAAATTATAGATCTTAAAGAAGATATAGAAGATCAAGAAAAGTTTGACAATGAAACAAAAAAACAATATTTAGCGTTTGGAGCAGGAGCAGCCGTTGAATTAAGTTTAGGGTTTGGAGGTACGGCTTTATGGGCAGCTAAAAATATAAGCACGCTTAAAAAAGCTAGAATGCTTACGACGGCTGCAGGAGTAGCAGGGCCACAAGCACTTGAACCTGTTTCTACAGCAGGAGCAGCTTTAAGTTTCTTTGGAACTTCCGCTGCTATTTGGGGCTTATCTAACTTTGCAGGACAATCAACTAGAAATGCTCTTTTAAATAACAGCGAATACTCTGCAGGAGAAATAATGGCTGCGTCGTTGTTTGGAGGTTTAGCAGGGCCAAGTTCAAAGTTTGGTTTAGCTGTTACAGGAAAACTAACTTCTGCAGGAGGAAAACTAAAAAAAGGCACAGATTTTGTTGCTACTAAAATTAAAGTAGGAGGTTCTACTTTTGCAGATTTAGGTGTATATAAAGGTTCAGTTCGAGTAGTTGAAGTAGCAGGTAAGCAAGGAACTAGAATGGTAGGAGGTTCTAGTTTTGCTTTAGCTGAAACAGCGTTAAGACAAGAACTTCAGCTAGTTTTAAACGAACGTGATTCAAGAGATACTACAGAGTATTGGTTAGCTATAGGACTTGGAGGAGCTTTAAATGTAGGCACAAGAGGAGCGATGGATCTTGTACAAACAAAGTGGGGAACACAGTTACATAAAAGAGCCGTAGTTAAGACGCAAACTAAATTAGGGAAAGAAATAACAGCTTTAGAAAAAAGTATTGCTAAAGATAAAACAAAGATAAAGCCAGATTCAAACAGCAGATCAAATTTAATGCGAAAAGATGCGTTAGCTGTTAAAGAATTAAAGCTTAAAGAAATGTCCGACGCTAAATATGTGTTAGACGATTATGCTTTAAAACTCGATTTACATTCAGCAAAGATTGACGCAGCACCTAAAAAAGCTTCTGACTTAACTCCAGAAGAAGTAGCCGAATTACCCGAACTAAAACGAGGTAAAGTTTCTCACAACTTAACTCCAGAAGAAGTGGCAGCTTTACCAGAAGTAAAACCAGGTAAAGTCGTTGAAGACTACGATGTAAAAGTTGAAGAGTTAATAAAAAAGAAAAACGATTTAACGAGAGAGTCTGGAAAATTAGCTGAAGAATTTGAAGCACAAGGAGTAAGTACAACGGAAGCAGGAAAAGCTAACCCCTTAGAATTACAGAAACCTCAAATAAGACAAGATGCTAAAAATCTAAAGAAAGACTTAAATTCAGAAAGTGAAACATCTCTAAAATTATTTTTACAAAAGGTAGAAAAAGGGGAAAGAGGAGTCGAAGAAGCTACTAAACTTTTAAAACACACCGAAACAAAACTTAAACTAAACACAAGACTTTTAGATGATTTAGATCAAGAGTGGGCGCAAAGTGGTTTAGCTTCGCAGAATAGGTTTAGGAAAAAGTTGTTTGGAGCTTCTGTAGAAAGAACTTCTGCTAGAGCAAAAGCAGAAAACGAGGGGTTAACAATAGCAGCAAAAGCTTTAAAAGGATATATACAAGGAGGTAAGTTTGAAGAATTAAGTAAAATATTTAAAGGAGATATTTCTGAAGGAGGGCTGTTATCAGCAAGTAAAATAGCGAAAGAAAATGTACAACGCCTTGATGATAAAATTAACAACCTTACTGAACAAGAAAAATTTAAAGCAAAAGAAGAAGGTAAAAAGTTTAAGGAAACTAAAGAAATAAAAAATCTTAAAAACATAAAAGACAAACAAGAAAAAGTTGTTGAAAGCGAAGCCAAATCTTTAGACGAAACAAAAACAAAAATAGACGATAAGCTTGGAATAAAATTAGAAGAGTATAACAAACTGAGTAAAACAGAAAAGACTGCACATCTAAATAAAAGAGCAGAAGAGCTTGGAGTAAAACCTAAAAAAATTAGAAGCGAAATAAATGCTTTAAAAAATAAAGCAAAAACAAAAGCAACTAAATTAGCTAAAAACGAAATAACAGACGAGCAAACTGAGTTTTATGAAAACATAGGAAGAGCTTTTCAAAAAGAACTAGACTCTTCTTTTTTAAGTGGAACTAAAAAACTTATAAGAACTGCAATGTCTTACAGAAAACTTGCAATGATTAACCAAGTTAGATCGATAGTTCTTGGCCCTATTTCGGGTTCGTATGCTGTAGCTACAAGAGGTCTTGTAAAACCTTGGGCTAGATTTTTAGCAGGATTTCATTCAAACGCTCCTAAAACTCTTCTTAAAGATAGATGGAGAATATTAGTAAACGACCACGCTTCTACTATAAAAGCTGCTTTTTCAAACATTCCAGAAACTTTTAAATCAGCAAGAATTTCTTTTAAAGCTATAAGAGCAGAAACTTTAGGAGGAGAAAATGTTTCTTCGTCTTTTACCGACGTAGCAAGCGGAAGTATACCAACTGGCCCTGCAAGATCTATTATTAAACAAGGTCAAAATGCTGCTAAAGTAGTAGCTGCTCAGAACAACCTGTTAAAACACATGGTAGGTAAAACTACAGGAGGAGTAAAAGGAGGTATTGAAGGAGTAAGTACGTTAGGTTTAAGAGCAATAGTAGCAGGTGATGATGTATTCTTTAGAATTTTATTAAGACAAGCATCTTCTCAAGAAGCGTTAAAAAGAGCAACAGAAGAATTTCCTAACCCAAAAGAAAAAAATCGTTCTGCAAAGATAGCTAAAAGAGCAAAAGAAATTGAAGACAGTTATTGGGAGATGAATGAAGACGGCATAAGAGTTTTCAAAACTACGGAAGAAAACGTAGAGTGGTCTAACAAAATTAGAGAAGAAATGTACTGGGCTGCTCATTCAGAAGATTTTGGAACAGAAGTTTATGAACCAACTGTAGATATACTTTTAAAAGCATTTTCAAGAGCAGAGCAGAAAAGTTTAACTGTTGAAACTTTAAGAAATGTTTTAGTACCTTTTAATTCTGTTGCATTAAGAACTTCCTTTTTAACTGCAAAAAATATTTTTGCTGTCCCTAGAATTATAGGGGGAAGAACTACTTTTAGAAACCCTTACAACAGGGGAATAAAAGATTTACAAGCTCAACAAAGAGTTTTAAATACCAGACTAGATGAAGGGTTTGTTTTTGGCAAAGAAGGACAAAAAGTTCCGTTAACAAAAGCTCAAATTGATGAGAGCAATAAAGCGTTAATTATTTTAAACGAAAGAATCGACACGCTAAAAGCAAGAAGCATTGATTTTAATGTAGCAGAATATACACGAATGCTTTCCACTTTAGGACTAGCTTATGCAGGATGGAGGTTAGCTGACACAGGAATGTTAAATGGATCAATGGGGTGGATGACAGATAAACAAAGAAGTAATTCTATAGACGCAGGGTTTAAACCTTATTCTTTAATGCTTCCAGGACAAGGCCCGATAGACATACGGAGTGCTGCACCTATAAATCTTCCTTTAGTTATTGTAGGCGATATTCAAAGATGGAAAGAAATGAAAGATCCTGTAGATGGAGAATCTTCTTTATTAAAAGAAAACCAAGATTTTTTCACTGTTTTAAGTTCTTCGTTAAAAACCTTCGCAATGGACAACCCTTTGTTTTCTGGTGTAAAAGAACTTAAAACAGCAGTAAATTTTGAAAACCCTAGAGCAGCTAGGTTATGGTGGGAAAGATTAGTAGGAGGAGCTATTCCTGTTCCTGCTGAACTTAAAAACTGGAACAAAATATTAAATGGAGAAAAACAAGTGAGCGACCTTAGAGGCGGAAGTTTTTCTGACAGAATGTTTTACCACATCTTTGGAACTCCTATGAGCGAAAAGCAGTTTGATTTCTTTGGAGAACCTAAAGTAAACAAAAAAAATATAGGAACTTATTTAGGAAGAGTATTACCAGAAGACAAAACAAAACTTACTCCTTTCAATGTAATAGCAGTTAACGATACTAAAGGTATATTAAACTCTAGTTTTGCAGCAAACGACGCTTTTATTTTTGGAGAAAAACTTGCTGATTGGGTTAACAAAGATGGATATTCTTTAAGAACTGAATTTGCAAAAAGACTTAGAAAAACTGGGATAAAATCAAATGTTATGCAAGCGATTGCAGAATTAAATCAAACAAAAGCTTTTGATTTTAAAGAAAAGAATGAAGAAGGAGAAGAGGTTGTAGGACTTAGCGCATACAAAGCTATAAATAAGATTAGGGATAAATCTTATAAAAATGTTAGAAACACTTTTATAGAAGACGCAGTAAGCAACAAAAACTTCCTTAACACTTATATAAATAGAAAAGGAGAAAAACTTGGAGATTTTCTTAACGAAAAAATGAAAGACACTTCAAGATTTTCTCAAGAGAGGAAAATGATAGAAATTTTAAAAGGAAATTAAAAGATTAACAAACAACTACTACTACAACAAAAATTATGGCAAATTCATATATAGAATATACGGAATCTGGACTAGTCACAAATGGCATGGGGCAGACTACATTTAGTTATGAAACTTTAGATGTACTCAATGCAAACGATATAAATATTTTTGGACGCTTGGCAGATGACACTAAGGTAGCTTTAACAATAGCTTCAAGAGATGCTGCAGCTAAAACCATAACTTTATCAGCTTCTCCTGCAGCAGCTTATTGCACTAAAGTTCGAGTGTATCGCTCAACAACTTCAAATGCACTTGTGGACTTTGTTGATGGAGCAAGACTGACTGAAAGCGATCTCGATACTGCTTACAAGCAAGGACTGTTTGTTGCTCAAGAAGTATCAGAAGATGCAGCAGCTATCGGAACTCTAGCAGTCAATAGTCTGACTGAAAGCAACATGGCGCAGTCTTTTTATAAAGAGGGAACCTTTGAAGTTACTGCAACTCCTACTGGTTCTGGAACAGTAACCCTAGACACTGGTTTTAATACATTAAGTTACACTAAGATTGGTAATAGAGTGTTTGTATCTGGAACTTTAAAAGTTGCTTCGGTAAGTAGTCCAGTGGGAGCTTTAAATCTTACAACGCTTCCTTATACTTCTTCAGACATTACTGAT